CACTTTCTCCCATTCTCATACTGCCGAACAAAATCGTTTGTGATGTTGACAATTAGCGCACCGCTAACAGCCAACAAAACCCAAGAATGAACAGGCACCGGACCCTCACCCTCAAGCCCACCAACACTGGCAAGCGTGGCGACAACCGACAGAGTTGTAAGCCAACGCTTGAAACGCAACCACTTGCGACGGTCTTTCACATACAACATCACAACACCCCATTTCTGTTATCCAACACCCGTAGGTGCGGAATCGAACACACCGAACTTAGCGCACCGCTAAGAACGGTGTGTTCTCACCGCAACTAAAAGTCACGAACCAGAATCACTCACCCCCTTCCTGAATCAAACCCGCCACACAAACAGGATTCGACAACGAATTCACCGCATCAGCACAAGCCAACGCGCGACCCATGTCAGCACAATGACGATAAATGTGGAACTCGCCGTCCCAAGCCTGCACCCAAACCTCTGGGCCGAAATCGCCGTCCTCAACGAACGCCGAATGAACCTGAATAACAGTCGCCATGACTGCCTCCTTTTTCTGTTACGAAACTTAGCGACACGCTAAGAAACGACTATCCGCTCATAGATAGTGTGCGACCCACAAGCCCCAGAGGGCAAGGCTTGTGAATCGGCACCACCGACGAACTAACGGTGAATCAGATTTGCGCCTGCAAAGCCGCAATCGCCTTACGAATCTCGGCCTTCGTGCGCTTCGCGGCAAAACCCTTCGCCCACTTGTCCGCATCGAACACCGACGCCGTAGCCGACGAACGACCACTGACCTCGTTCAGAGTCCACGACGACGCCGACTCCGCCGAATCGTACGTGCGGTAGCACTTCAGAGCGCGCGACACCTCCACCACCATCGTGGAAACCTTGCGCCCCGTCTCGCTTGCCACCGCCGTTGCGATTGCCTTCTGCACTCCGCGCTCGCCGTTCTCGACCGCTTGCGCGATTGCCTCACCGAACGCCCACAGGCGCGCGGACGCTTTCTCGATGGATTCGACGTACGCCACGCCAGCCGTGATTGCCTTCGTTGTCGTGTTGTTGTTCGTTGCCTTGTTCATTTTCTTTTCCTTTCTTAGCGTTGCGCTAAGAACCATAGGCACCACCCGAATTGGCAGTGAACCTAGACAAGGCGCCGTGCCTTGTCACTACCTAGCGTGCCTCTTGTGGTGCATGGGTTTCCCGCCCTTATTGGGCTTGGAGATTGTGGCGCGAAATGGCGCGAATTGGGGCGGAATGGGCGTGTTTCGGCGTCACAAGGGAGGGGTGCATGGCCCCCCCTACGCCCCCAAACGTCAGGGACTCCTTTGGTGCGTGGCGGTCACGGCATAACTTTAAATTCTGGTGTGACGCGTGTCACATGGGGTGGGGTGTTTTTTATAGTCACCCGATAGGGCTGGTGAGGCAGGGGTCGAACCTGCAACCTACGGATTAACAGTCCGTTGCACTGCCATTGTGCTACTCACCAATGGTCAGTTTAGTTTTAGGACCCTTTGACCCACTTCTTGTTTTTCGGCTGTGATGTTTTCTTGGGGTCCCATTTAACCTTGTCAGCCCAGTAAGCGGCAGACATCGGGCCACGAGCAATGTTCTTTGCGTGACGGCTGGCAAACGCCTGCTGCTGTCCACGGGTCTGGTTGGTTTTAACACCTTGCTGCCCGAAACGGATGGTCTTTACTTGACCGCCTGAACGGGCTACGACAATGTGGGATTTGGTTGGGTGTCCGGGTGTCCGTTTTGGCTTGTTGTAGCCCGACACTCCTGCACGTGCCAGTCGGGGGTCTGCTTTTTTAGCGGCCATTGCTGTTCCTTGCTTTGCGGCCAGCAGCCTTGGCTGCAGGCGTGTTGGGTACAAATTGTTTACCAGCCTTGGTGCCTTCACGCTTCTTGCGGCTGGTTGCCGCATATTCGGCGGATGACAACGACCTGATGGCTTTCTTTGGCAGGTACCGTTCCCCTGTGGCTTTGGGTCCCTGCGTGGACGGTTTACCGGACTTGGTTCCCCAGTCCTCTTTAGTCCATTTACTTAGCGACTTTTGTGATGCTGATTTGGGGCCGCTGTAGCCCCCGCCAGCCTTCTTGTACTTTTGTGCCAGCAGTTGCGCTTTTCGGGCTGACCATTGGCCGGGGCGACCACCGTCGCCTCCAGCCATGACCTGCTTCTTCAACCGCTCCCGCAAAGCGGGGTTGCTGTAGTTACTTGGCACGTTTACGTGCCTTGGAAGCATACTGGACTTTCATCCCTTTTTGTGCGGCAGCCTTTTGGGCAGCCGCCTTCCCCTTGGGTGTGTACGCGTAGTGTTTTGAACCGACCTTTGGCATGTGATGTTAACCTTTCTTTCGGGCCTTGTGATGTTATCACCGGCCCTCAAACAGTTTTATTGTGACCCCCCCTATAGTCCCCCCCGTTTGTAACATCGGGTGACAAACCCGATAATCTACATGAACGAAAACATCACAACCCTGACACAAGAACAGCAACGCTATTTGGATTGGCTATGTACCGCGCCAGCGGAGCGTCAGCCAGCACTAAAGAAAGACATGGCTGATGCTTTGGGTGTGGATGTCACTACGTTGCGGCGTTGGGAAAAAAAGCCGTTCTTTAAGGATGAGTGGCAGAAGCGGGTTGATGACATTCAGGGGTCACCTGAGCGGACACAAGCCCTATTGGACACTTTGTACAAGAAGGCTTTGGATGGGGATGTTAAGTCTGCCCAGTTGTATCTGCAGGCCACGAACCGTATGGCTCCGCCTACGGTTGAGGTAAAGTCCGACCGCAAAGCCGCCGATTTGTCGGACGACGAGTTGGACAAGTTGATTGGGGCGATGGCTGCGCGCGAAAAGCAGCAGCGACATCTGAAGGTGGCATGGTGAATATCGTCGAGTGTGAGCGGTGTGGCGAGGAGTATCCACAAAACTGGGGTTCGTGTCCATTTTGTGAGACTGGGGAACGCCCACCCCTAGGACATTTCAGGGGGTCTGATGAAGAAACTTAGTTTGGTCACAATCTTGACCATGATTTTGGTCACCGCCTGCGGCGACCGCTACAGGGCACCCGAGTGTGTGCGTACCAAGAACAAGGCTTTGTCAGCCCAACCTAGTGATGTGACGGTTGTCTGTGCGCAACCGTAAACGTTACACCGCCGAGGAACTAGATTCCAGACTGCAGTTTGCTGTCGGTGTGACGCTGTGCGTCGGACTGTTGACCCTGTTGCTGTCCAGCCTGTACGGGTTGCTGTTCGTTTATCAGGGCGACTCGTTGTCGCCCGTTGATGCAGAGTTTTTCAAATTGATGAATCCCATCGCCATGTTCCTGACGGGAACATTGGCTGGGATTATGGCATCCAAGGGTCTCCCTAGGAAGAAGGATGGTTCCGATGACGTGGACGGCTGACCAAATCTTGATTGAACTCAGGGCTGTGTATGGGGCAAACTTGTCGTTTGCTGATTGTTGGGCACGGTGGAAAGCAGACCACCCGGACTATACGGATATGACGGCATTGTCATGGTATGTTACAAACGGCGCTATTGGTAGTACATACGCTGATGCCGCATACGACTACTGGCATACTTTGGCAGCCACAATTCAAATTCTTACTGAGAGTGGGAGCCATATAACCACAGAGTCGAAGCAGCATCTTGTAATCGAAAGTTAGGTTTAGATGGCCAACGTAAAGATTTCTGCCCTGCCTGCCGCCACTAGTGTGGCTGCGGCTGACGTGCTGCCCATTGTTCAGTCTGCCACGACGAAGAAGGCGACGTTTACTGACGTCGCTGGTGCCGTTGGGGGCGTGCGCGTGTATGCGTCTGCTGCCGCACGTAACTCGGCTATCCCTAGCCCAACCGAGGGTATGTTCATCTACCAAACAGATAATGACCAGTTGCTTGTTTACAACGGCTCAGCATGGGTATGCCTCACCCCACAATCAGACACACAGAACGCCTCGGTTAACAACCCGTCAGGTACAGCATTTGCAGCATCATCTGGTACTGACCCAGCAGTCACACTGCAAACAGGAACGAAAGCCCTCATCACAATTTCAGCCAGAATTTCTTGCGCTGGAAACTACAATTTTGTTGGATGTGCGGTTAGCGGGGCATCAAGCATTGCTGCGATTGACGATAACTCGGCGTCTGTTGGCGGAATTTCGACTGCAACCACGTCGAGCGTAACCTATTTGTTGACGACGTTGACGGCTGGTTTGAACACGTTTACGATGCGTTATCGTTCTAACGTGACAGCAAGCGGTTCGTATGATTTTCGTAAAATAACCGTGGTTGGTATCCCATGAGCATCTCTAGTGAGGCAAACACCGAGGAATAAATGGAACTGACAGACCTTCTCAACGAGAAGGAATGGCGACTGTGCAAAGGCCCAGAAAACGCCACAACACAGGAACTGGTCGATGCATTTAATTATTTTTGCACTAATTACTGGTACATTAAGCACCCTGAAAAAGGACGTATCAAGTTTGAGATGCGAGAGGCGCAACTATCTACGGTAGAATCGTGGATAGAAAACCGCTACAGCATTGTCCTAAAGGCACGCCAGATTGGATTCTCTACTCTGGCCGCAGCCTTCGTCTTCTGGGAAACATTCTTTTGGAAAGACCGCTTCATCATCATGCTCAGTAGGACTGAGCGTGAAGCAATGAAACTGTTGATGAAATCCAAGTACGGGTTTAAGTTTCTACCCAAGTGGATGGTTCTCAGGGGTCCATCGATTATCGACAACAACCAACTCAAGATGTCGTTCTCTAACGAGTCGGCTATCGAGTCGCTACCTAGCGGTAATGACCCTGCCCGTGGTGAGTCGGTATACCGTGTGGTGATTGACGAAATGGCGTTTTTGCCGAACTCCGAGGAGGCATGGGCGTCTATTGAGCCGATTGCTGACGTTGGCGGTCGTGTCATCTGTCTAAGTACCGCTAACGGTGAGGGAAACATTTTCCATGAACTGTGGGTTGGTTCCCAAACTGGAACCAACCTGTTTAAGGGAATCTTTTTTCCGTGGTCCGCAGGCGACCGTGACGACGACTGGTATGAGGCGAAGCGTCGCCAGTTGCCTGACTGGCAGTTAGCGCAGGAATATCCGTCTGACCCTGATGAGGCGTTTATTCGTTCAGGTCGTCCGGTATTTGATATTGAGGCGCTTCGGGCTTATGAAACAACTGAGCCGAAGCGTGGGTATCTTCACAGGCTCGGTCCAAAGAATCTCGAGTTTCGTCGGGATGGCGGTGAGTTGGCGGTTTGGGAGTTTCCAGACCTGTCGGCTGTGTACTGCATTGGGGCGGACGTCGCTGAAGGTTTGGGTCATGGTGACTATAGTTCTGCTCATGTAATTAATGCATATACGCACGAAGTGGTCGCCCACTGGCATGGATACATTGACCCGGACCTGTTCGGGGAGGTTGTTTTGGCTAATTTGGGTTGGTGGTACAACACGGCTTTGATGGGTGTGGAATCCAACAACCACGGTCTGACCACCCTGAAGGCGTTGCAGCGGTCGGGGTATAAAAACATTTACCGCCAGCGTAGGCTGGCCCAAAGGTCGCCTGAACCAACAGAGATTTTGGGTTGGCGTACGACCGCAGCGTCGAAGCCGCTGGCAATTGACGAGTTGCAGGCCAGTATTCGTGACAACGACATCGGTATCTTTTGCGATTACACGATTGCGGAATTGCGGACCTTTGTGCGCCAGTCGAATGGTAAGACTCACGGGTCGCCTCACGACGACCGCGTGATGTCGCTGGCCATTGCCAATCAGATGCTAAAATATGTTTGGCTACCCGAGTATCAGGTGGCTGGGGAAGCCCCGAAGGGTTCTTTGGCTTGGTGGGAAGGCCATATCGCTACCTTTAGGCCTGACAAGTTTGTTTTGGGGTCGTTTGGGGTTCGTAACCGCGACTAGGTGACAGACTTGGGGAATATTAATGAACCTTTTCACTTGCACTACATGTGGCTCACATTTTGAGCATGAAGAACTGCCCCGACGCGGGGCAATCTGTTTCAAATGCCACATCAAGGGCATCCGTATTGGCTTTACGCATGGGCAAGAAGATTTCCATGGGCCTACGGTTCGGGAACGCCAGTTGAAGCAAGAGGCCGATGCCGTCGCTGGTGGCATCAAGGCCGAACCTGTGGGAAGCCGGTGGGTGTGACGTGAACTGGTGGGTACCGCTGCTGGTAGCAGTCATCACAGGTCCCGTTGTGGTGCTGTTGCAGATGCTGAGAAATGAGAATACTAACCAGCATGCGGAATCCAGAGAGTTGCTACATCATATGATTATCAAAGTTGATGATATTCATGATGACGTAACTGAATTGAAAGACGATTTCAAACAACACATTAAGGATGGTCATGGTAATCAAGTTGGATGATAAGACGAAAGCGTTGGTTTCTAGTTATGTTCGTTCGGCGGTTGGTGCTGGACTCGCTGTTTATACTGCTGGTGTCCGTGATGTACGCGGCATTCTTAGTGCTGCTGGGGCTGCTGTGGTTCCACCACTTCTGCGCTGGGTTAACAAGAATGATGCGTCGTTTGGGCGAGGCAGCAAATAAGAATGGCTAGACTGTCAAATAAGGACCTGCTGAGCAGGTACCGTTCTAAACTGACGCAATCTAAGCGTTGGCGCAAGAACGAAGAATACGACGCTATTTGGCGTCGCATGATTGACATGTACCGTGGGAAACATTACGACAACCTTAGTGACGAAGACCGCACTTTGGTCAATATGGCGTTTTCAACTATTAACGTTATTGGCCCCAGCGTGTCGGTTAACTACCCGAAAATTACGGTTAATGCGCGTCGCCCCGAAGATGGCGACCGCGCAACCGTGACCGAGGCAATTGTCAACTATTGGTGGCGGCACTACGGGTGCCAGCCACAGTTCCGCAAAGCCGTTAAAGACAAACTTATTATTGGTCACGGTTGGGTTAAAACCGGTTACCGCTTTGTTGAGGAAGAAAAGGTCGCTGAACGCGACCCAAATGTTGAACATAACGATGTATTGGATATTGAAGGCGAAACAAACGTTGAGACCGAAATGGTCATCGTTGAGGACCGTCCGTTTGTGGAACGCATCTCCCCGTTTGATGTTTACGTTGACCCCGATGGCACAAGCATGGACGATATCAAGTGGATTGCGCAACGGGTTAAGCGTCCGCTGGCGGACGTGCGCAACGACAAGCGTTACAACAGCAACGCACGCGCTGAGGTCCAACCAACCCAGTACTCAAAGTATGGTTTGGATGGCCAGCAGGTAAAACAGTCATACACGAAAGAAGATTCTTTTGTAGAAGTATGGGAGTTTTACGATATTCCCAAGGGGACAATGTGTATCTTTGCTGAAGGCTCGGACAAGTTCCTTGTCCAGCCGACCAAGATTCCTTTTGCCTTTGGTCACCCGTTTGTGATGCTTAGAAACTATGAGGTTCCAGAGCATTTCTACCCGTTGGGTGAACTGGAAGCCATTGAGGGCCTTCAGCATGAACTGAACGAGACACGCACCCAGATGATGAACCACCGTAAGCGGTTCTCGCGTAAATGGCTGTACAAGGAGTCGGCGTTCGACCCTGATGGTCGAGCGATGCTGGAATCCGATGAGGATAACGTTTTGGTTCCTGTTGTGGGAGATGAGCCGCTTGGCGGCGTCATCACCCCAATGCCTGCTGTCATCAATCCACCCGAGTTCTACAATCAGTCAAGCCTGATTGCAGGCGACATGGACCGTGTCTCTGGCGTGTCGGACTATATGCGTGGTGCGATGCCTGAGATTCGTCGTACGGCAACAGAGGCTGCAATTGCGCAGGACGCCAGTAATGCACGTGCAGCGGACAAGTTGGCGATTATTGAACTGGAAATTGCTGCTTGCGCAGGACGTTTGGTTGCTTTGGCCCAGCAATACATGACTGGTACACAAGTAGCCCGTGTTGTTGGTTCTAACGCAATTCCCCTGTGGGTCCAGTTTGACCGCGACTATATTGCTGGCGAGTTCGATTTTGAAGTTGAGGCAGGTTCTACCCAGCCTGTGAACGAATCGTTCCGCCGCCAAATGGCGTTGCAGATGGTTGACGCTATGGCTCCCTTTGCGCAGGCTGGGGTTATCGACATGGGTGCTTTAGCACGACACGTACTACAGTTTGGTTTTGGTATCAAGACGCCTGAGGCGTTCTTGGCTGCGCCTGCACCCCAGCAAATGCCACAGGGGCAGCCGATGCCTGAGCAAATGGGTGGCGGCATGCCACCGCAGGGTGGTTTGCCGCCTGAATTGATGCAGGCTTTGGGTGCCGGTGGAGAAATAATGCCACCTGAACAGCCCGTTTAGGTTACAAAATAGTTCTATCTATAGGAACAACCAACCAAAAGGATTCCGGTGGAAGACACAACTGAATACG